GAGCGTTTGTCCAGACCGACCCAGCGCAGACTATACCAGGACGGTCTCGACCTGGCCGAGGGAGGAGAACGTGAAATCTTGTCTTTCGTCAAAGTTGAGGCCTATGGAGGGCCAACGGATCCTCGCCCAATCAGCACGATCCGCTCTGACGATAAGACCAGATACTCAGCCTACACATACGCGCTCGCAGACCACCTCGCGACGTTTGATTTCGTCGCCCTCAATAAGACGCCACGGCAGATCGCCGAGCGCGTCGCAGACATCTGCAACCGAGCTGTGTCTCATGCGATCATCACGGACCATCATAGGTTTGACGCCCATGTCAACGCCAAGGCCCGCCAGTTGGAGCTGGCGGTTGCCAGGCGGTTTTTCAACCTATCCGTGCATGCAGAGCTTGAATCACTCATGCGAACCCAATACCGCCAGCAGGCACGGACTCGCCGTGGCCATAAGTATTCAACTGGTGATGCTCGCTGCTCTGGTTCTCCCGAGACGTCTGTTTTCAACACGCTCCTCAACGCTTTTGTGGCGTTTGTCGGGCTTTGCGCCAACTTGGGCCCTGAGCAGGCTTTTAAGGCGCTTGGCATTTACTTGGGTGACGACGGTGCTACCGCCGACCTCGCCCCTGAATCTGCCACTCTCGCGGCTACTAGGTGGGGCTTTAGCCTCACTCTGGAAGGTGTCTCACGCGGACAGCCTGGCATGTCGTTTCTGGCACGTACTTACGGCCCACATGTCTGGACTGGTGACGAGACCTCCTGCTGCGACTTCCTTCGCACATTGACGAAATTCCACGTGACCAAGCGAATCCCTGGGCTAGGTGCCAAGGCAAAGCTTGTTGAGAAGTTGCGTGGCCTGGCTTGTAGTGACAGTAACACTCCAGTCATCGCGTCTCTGTTGCGGGCTGTGGCGCGCTTCACCACACTGAGCCCAGCCGGCCCTGATCATGGCCTGCTGCCGTATAACTACACTGAAGAGGTTGACGAGAGATATCCCAATGAATACGCTCCTTGGATGCTAGACGAGTTGCACCGTCTGTTGCCAGATTTCCCCGCTGACGCCTATCACGCCACCTTGCAGGCTGTGACGTCGCTTGACCAATTGATGGGAATCCGTGTCACCAAGTTTGAGCCGCCCGCCGTCAAAGAACCCGTCGTCATTGACCGCGAACTGGTCGTACCACAAAGTGTGGGCGTCAAGAAGAGCAAGCCTCGGACCCGCGAGAAACGCTCTGGCCGCTGAGCCTATTCCTTGACCTTTCGTTTCGACCTTTCCTCTCGTAACTACCCCGGCGTGCCCACACGCCGGACCCGTATTCTCTACAGCGTACCAATTACCCCGACGAACTGGGGCCTACCTCGACTGACCTCGAGGCACACACTAGCGGACTGGATCCGCTTGCACACATTACCGCACTTCTGGAAGAAGGTTGGACTCTATGTCCTCCAAGTCCAAGCGCGCTGCTGCCGCCAAGCAGCAGCAAGCCCCCACACAGCTTGTGCAGCTGCTCAATCGCAGCTCCAAGAACCAGTCAAGACAACGAGGTCGCGCTCGAACTGTCACGGAC